TTCAGAAAGGTATAGGTAGATGTCTCGAACGTTGTCTGTCTAGGTCATTAGGTTTTGACCTTTCAGAACAGCAGTTCAGAAACAAACGCCTAGCTCGTTTAGGATCAAAAACAGGTAGATATGGTACAATTGACCTATCCTCTGCTTCTGATACTATTTCGCAGACTATCGTCGAATATCTCTTCCCAGCATCTACTGATGCTGTGTTTGATATTTGTCGGTCACCTGTGACTACTCTGCCCGATGGGCGTGAGTTGGAGCTACACATGATATCATCGATGGGGAATGCTTATACGTTCCCCTTACAAACGATGATATTTTCTGCAATAGCTCTTGGCGTGTACAAAGTCTGTGGCGTCAAATTTAGACGTCCAGATCAGCGTACCGATGGAAACCTCGGCGTCTTTGGAGATGACATTGTGATCGATTCTAGATGTTTCGATCTCATGTGTCGCTCCTTAGAAGCCGCGGGTTTCATCGTTAACAAGAGCAAGTCCTTTAATTCAGGACTTTTCCGAGAATCGTGTGGTGGCGACTATTTTGACGGCCACAATGTACGTGGGGTTTATTGTAAGTCCCTCCGTACTTCACACGCAAGGTACTCCTTGATCAACAGGCTTAACGACTGGAGTGCTAACAATAGGATATACCTCCCAGAGACTATCTCTCTCCTGCTAAGCTCGGTACGTTATGTACCGGTGCCGCCGTGGGAGAGTGATATATCTGGGGTAAAGGTACCTCTAGAGTTAGCGAAAGTCAAACGAAATGAGAATGGGTCATTTATCTATAAACGATACGTGTCCCGAGCTCTCGAGTTTGACCTTTCTAGTCCTGAGCGTTGGAGTAATAAGGCAGCAAAGAAGTTCCGCATAAAGCAGAACGACGATGCTATCTTTATATCTGCAACCAAGGGTTCCTTGAGGAACGGGTCTCTTAACATGCGACTTGATGTCGTGAGACCTAACTTTCGGTTCGGCATAGCCCCCTGTTGGGACTATATCGACCTGGAGCATTCTCGTCTTGAGAATGCTGATCTTAACACCTGGAAACAGGCTATTTTAATCAACATCGGAAGTTGTTGATTAGTTAAGATCTGCCGCGAAAGCGGCGCCTCGATGCTTGACGTCCTGTCCTTGCAACGCGATAAAATGCTTTAATTAGCAGCAAGCTGGTATTCTAGCCTGCCCACCCCAGAAGGGTGAGTTTATCTCGTAACAAACGTCAAAAACGCCTCG